CGGAGATGAGGCGCAATCGTGGTCTTTTCGTGGCGACCGATCACGAGTTCGTGATGCTGCACTGCAACATGCCTAATCCTTGAGCAGATTGCAGATTGCCTATCTTCGCGCCACCCCCACCCCCAAAATCGCCGCCTCGCGCGCGGGGGATATGTTCGCGCAAATTTTTTGCAAAAAGTATGCATATGGTAAAATATTTATTCGCCAACGATGGGTATGGGCGCCTTAGCGGCGGTCTTCCCGTGGCGCGATGGGTATGGGTTTGGATTGCGACGTGAAAATAAAGCTTGACAAAGGGATTGGTTATGATACAATGGGAGTATGATGGGAAGAGTGCGCGATAGCGAAAGGCTGAGAGCGGAGGGATTTGGCACCAGCGTCGAGGTGCGTTGCGCGGGGATATATGCGCTGTTGGAGAAGGGGAAGCTGGTTTATGTGAAGCGGAGCCCGAATGTCTGGACAGCGTTGGCGCGGATCTTCGCGACGAAGCGGCGTCGGAAGGGTCTCGGCGACACTAGGCTCGGGTCGCACTGGGTCGATGCGAAGCAATTCGAGTTTGACGAGCTGCTGATCAAGTATTGCTACCTCAGCGAGCTAGAATCTATCGAGCTGGACTTGATCGAGCGCTATCAACCAGAGTTCAACGTGAGGATTCGCCCTGTGCTACACGGCGGACTCAAGATCGAATATAGCGAACTGATGGCCATGCTGGGCGAGAAAGGACGGCCATTCGAGAGGCGGATATGATTGCAGAAGTTCGTGGAATGATCGGAAGGATGCGGGACTCGCATCACCGAATCGCGCAGATGATGGCGATGGGATGGACGGACTCACAGATCCGTCGCATCACAGGGATCACGTCGCGCAGGCTGGCGTTGTATCGCGCTGATCCAGCGATGCAGGACGTCGTCGCCAAGTACTCCAAGGAAGGCGAGGAGAAGCTGGAGGAGTTCGGCGACTTCTTCAACGAGCTAATGACGAGTAATCGCGTGAGGGGCGAGCTGCTGATCGCCGATGCCTTCGAAGAGGCTATGGAGGGTGAGCGCGATATATCTCTCACTGTCATCGACAAGATCGTGCAGGGCCGCGCTGATCGCACAGGCTATGGCAAGACCAGCAAGGTTGAACACAAGCACGATTTCGCAACGCGGCTCGATAACGCTATCCAGCGCTCAGGTAAAACGATAGAGGGTCAGGTCTCCCTTGCGTCTCCGCCGGACGTCGTGACACAACTTCCGGCACCGGTCCCTGATCCTCCGGCTCGGGAGCCGATTCAGTCAACGCGTGCGGCGCCCGAGCCGCCTAATATTGCAAAGGTACTACACGTCCCTTTTCAGCGACGAGGATAGCCTGCCTTGGCGCTCGGGGCGCAGGTTCTCTCCAGCCTGCGCCCCAAACCACATAAGGAGATCGCATGAGGATCGCCTTGCCAATCATTATCCTGCTGGGGATGATCTCAACAGCTAGCGCGCAGCACTTCCATTGCGTGCATGAGAATGGGCACTTGCATTGCAACCCAGCACCATCCTCAGGACTCTTCTCTACACCAACTCGCCTTTGTCTCTGTCGAGATATCGGCCCGCGTGGTGGTTGCCGAGCATGGGTGTGTCGTAGAGTGATCTAATGGACGATCGGCTCGTTAGCTGGCTTGGAGAGGTCAGCAAGGATCCACTAGCATACGTAATGGGAGCCTTCCCATGGGGAGAGGTCGGCTCGCGCCTCGAACACTTCGATGGGCCAAACCCATGGCAGCGACAATTATTAGAGCGTATACGCGACGGCTTGCTCACTCCTTCCGGCGCTATCCAGGAGGCAGTCGCATCCGGACATGGTGTTGGGAAATCCGCAGTTGTCAGCTGGATTATAAAGTGGGGTATCGATACGTTGCCCGACGCACGCGGTGTCGTTACCGCCAACACCGAGCCCCAGCTAAAAGGGAAGACATGGGCCGAGCTAGGTAAGTGGCATGCCCTTTCCATTACCTCCGAAGTATTCAAGCTCACTGCAACAGCCTACTTTCACCCCGAGTACGAGCGTACTTGGCGGCTCGATATGGTCCCCTGGTCCAAGAACAACCCCGAAGCCTTCGCCGGGCTTCACAACCAGGGCCGTCGGATCATACTCATCTTCGATGAAGCAAGCGCGATTGAGGACATCATCTGGGAGACTTCCGAGGGTGCCCTCACCGACAAGAACACCCAGATAATATGGTGCGTCTTTGGTAACCCAACACGCAACACAGGAAGGTTCCGAGATTGCTTTCTGGGCGGTCAATTTTATGGCATTTGGCATACCATACATGTTGACTCGCGTCAGATCGCTTTTACAGACAAGGGCCAGATCTCGAAATGGCTTGCGGCCTATGGTGATGATTCCGACTTCGCCCGCATTCGCGTTAAAGGTGAGTTTCCGCATGTGGGCGAGATGGAGTTCTTCAACGCGCAGGATGTCCATGATGCAGCCACTCGCGAGACAATTAGCGGACTATCCGATCCTATGGCATTGGGCGTTGACGTGGCACGATACGGCAAGAACTCCTCCGTTATCTACCCTCGTAAGGGACGTGATGCCCGTACTTACGCAAGACAGCGATTTCAGGGAATCAGTACGACGCAACTTGCTGATAAAGTATTCGAGACTAACTTCCTATACCACGCCGATGGGATAATGATCGATGGAGGGGGAGTGGGTGGAGGTGTTGTTGATCAGGTTCGGCATAGAGCCCTCTATTGTCATGAAGTACAATTCGGTTCAAAGGACGATACGCCTCACCACGCTTGGGGCTCGGATGGTGAGCGTTACGCTAACAAGCGATCTGGAATGTATGGTGCACTTAGAGCATGGCTCAAAACCGGGATGATCCCCGATGAGATGGATCTCAAGAAGCAGTTCGCATCAATCAAGTTCATCGTCAACAAGCGCGACGAGATCCAGCTCATTACCAAAGAGGATATGCTCAAGCTTGATCCGGACTTGGAACTTGATGATATTGACGCTCTTGCACTGACCTTCGCGCATGCGATTGCGCCGAATGACAACGCGGGTGGTTATCATCGAGGCTCGAACGTAGAGCATGAGTACGATCCCATTGCGCAGTATGAGAAGGAGATTGCTTGATGGGCTTCCTAGCTCCATCACCTCCCGCGCTACCAGCTGTCGCATCAGCGCCGCCACCTGTATTCGCGGGCGGCCCTGTGCAAGGGATGAAGCCGGGAGCCAAGATTCAACAGGCTACGAATATCACGCCAGGGCAGATGCCAACGCGCACGGCCATGGCTAGCCCATCGCTAATGGGCACCAATCCTTCCAACACCGGACAAGGGACTTTGCTAGGCGGATGATTGTACCAATTTCAGGCGGCGCTGGTGGTGGCGACATGGCGTTTGGCAATGTCCCAAGCCAAGCTAGTCAGCTCATTGCGGTATCGCAGCTTGCGGCAACCGGACGACTGCAACCACAGAGCGCTGAAGAGGCAGTGCAATCACACAAGTCAACAGCCGATCAGTTAAAAGGTAAGGTCGCCTAATGCCAATCCAAGGTGGCCCAGGCGTATCCTCTTCTTATCCCGATCTCGATCGATCAGCAATCGCGCGTGTCAAGAAAGCTACCGATCGACAGATCCGAGACCTGGATCCGAAGGATGAGGCGTTCAGGAAGGCAGCTGAGTCCCGTCTTATTGGCCTACGTGTCAACCGCTTTAGTTGGTGGGTGCATTGGCGGGAGCTGGCTGATTTTATACTTCCTCGACGCTATAAGTGGCTCATCACTCCTAATCAGATGGCTCGCGGGAGTCCCATTAATCAGCATATTCTTGACTCCTCTCCTAGCCTTGCTGCTCGCAATCTGGCAGCTGGACTCATGATGGGCTGCAGCGACCCAACCAAGCGCTGGTTCAAATATAAGATCAACAATGTCGACTCGTCTATGCCTGGCCCTGTTGCTTATTGGCTTTATGCTGTTGAGCGCATTGTTAGTTTCATATTTGCCGAATCTAACTTCTACGACAGCTTGGCCACTTTTTATTTTGATCTCGTGGTTTTCGGCTCAGCTGTTATGCTTATTTACGAAGACTACGAGAACGTTATTTATTGCGTCAACCCTTGCGCTGGTGAATATTATCTGGATATTGATAGGCATTATCGTCCTAACGTGATGTGTCGCGAATTCACGATGACCGCATCGCAAGCGGGCGATGAATTCGGCGTCGAGAACCTTTCTCCGTCTACTGCTGGGCTGTGGGCAATGGGTGGGACGTCTCTCACTCGCGAACTTGTCGTAGCTCACATGGTGGAGCCCAACGATGACGGAAGAAAATACGGAGTCCCAGAACGGTTCAAATATCGAGAGTGCTATTGGGAATGGGGTGGATCTGCGTCCCCTCAGGGCGGTTCATCGTATTCTCCAGGTCTACTTCGCAAACGGGGGTTTCACGAAAGTCCGGCAATTTGTTGTCGATGGGATCTGGTATCTAATGATGCCTACGGACGATCCCCAGCAATGGATGCTCTTCCTGATATCAAGCAGCTCCAGCTTGAGACTAAGCGTCTATCG